TGATAAAAATCTCCAACAGGCTCTTCAATTATTACCAGCAATTGTCGAGTTTTCATTAATAATTTTTCAATCACACGGGCATGTGCTGAATAATCACAATCAAAAAATGCTATCGAAATCAAATCACAATCATTGGGTATTTGATCAATTTGTTGATATTGGTTATATGCTGTCAGGGGTGGTGTAACTGCATGATAAGAAAACTGATCTAAAAAAATTTTCATACTGTTTTTAAATAGTTCATGCTGTGGTGGATGTCACCGCATATTTATACCAGCTTGACAATCATGATTTTTTAGTGTAAAATACACATTTACACTAGGAGACCCCAATGAAACCAATTACCAACAGTCGCGGCGACCAGATTAATCTTGAAAAATGTGTCATCAATGCCGGCAATCGTTATGACCTGATTATTGCTGCATCACAACGACTGCGCGAACTCAAACGCCGGGCTCAAGAAACCGGGGCATATGTCACCGCAGTCGATGCTTTGTTGGAACTGCAACAGGGCCGAGTTGACGTGCCGCAATATCTAGCCAAGGTAAAAACACCACAACGAAAAAGACCTTGACAAATACTATTTGTAAAGGTAATTGACGGTGTCGGTATTTTCTCTCAATTCTCTAGCACCGTTTTTCAAATGAAAGCGACGAGCCATTTCAGTCTTGGGACTCAAAGTCACATAGGTTTGAATTTCAGGAAACTCTGCTTCAATTGACCGTTGAGCAGACACGATAAGTTCTCGCCCGGCACCGGCTGCGTAGCTCCAGATGGTATAAAACACCGCAGTTGTTGCGTGACTGATTGATGTGACCAGATCATCCACTGCCGAAGGAACTGTTTCTAAAAATTTAACACAGGTAACGGCCAATGTACGATTGCCATCCTTCAACAGGTAGATTCGACTGTTTGAGTTCACACGGTCCGACAAGGGTATTTCTGGTCGTACAGGATCGTCCTTGACAAGGGCCTCGAGATCGTCTGAAATGGAAGTAATTGTGTGTAACATTATATACGCCGTTAATGTTGTTGATAAAATTATTTATCAAAGTCCGTGGATTGGTATAAATTATAGTGTTGATACTGGAGAGTTGGGTGAGCGGCTGAAACCAACGGTCTACTAAACCGTCATAGTGGCGACATTATCGTGGGTTCGAATCCCACACTCTCCGCCAAGCTATAACAATTGATGAAACCATTTGATATTGAAGCAGTAAACAGCTTCATACAAGCACAGAGCAAAGAAACTAGAATCTATATCGGTGTTGATTCCGAGCGTGTGAGAGAAAACAACACCTGGTATGCTGTGTACACTGCCGCTGTTGTGGTTCACATAGACGGTAAACATGGTTGTCGCTTGTTCGGCGAAGTCACCAAAGAACGTGACTGGGATCAACGGGCCGATCGCCCCAATACCCGACTCATGAACGAAGTGTACAAGGTATCTGAACTGTACCTGCGCTTGGCTAGTGTGCTGGAGGATCGACTGGTAGAAGTGCATCTGGACATCAATTCGGCCGATAAACATGTCAGTTCTAATGTGGTGGCTCAGGCCATTGGCTATATTCGTGGCACCTGCAACATCACGCCCAAAATCAAACCCGAAGCCTTTGCAGCCACCAACGCAGCAGATCGCTTGAGAAACCTAAAAATAGCCAACGAGTAAATACATGACCGTGTATTAATCAGGAATACAAAGGAAGGGCCTTCGGGCCCTTTGTTATTGAAAAAACCTACAAGCGTTATTAAAATAATTATCGAAAAATCTATTGATTTTGGGTTTTAATAGTGTATAATATACACATACAACGAGGAGTTGTTGGTTTTCAACACACAAAGGAGAAAAGTATGAAAACAGTTGGTGATAAATTAGAAAAATTTGCTGTTACCGGCGTTAAACCCGGACAACCAGAAGATGCTTTCTTCGACATTACAGATGAGAGCTTTGCTGGCAAGTGGAAAGTTATCGTTTACTATCCAAAAGATTTCACGTTTGTTTGCCCCACAGAGATCGTAGCCTATGACAAATTGGCACAGGACTTTGAAGATCGTGATGCTGTATTGCTCACAGGTTCAACAGACAATGAATTCTGTAAAGTTGCATGGCAAAAGGCACACCCAGATCTACAAAAGATCACTCACACACAATTTGCTGACACGCAGCGTGGTGAGTCAAGTTTGATTGAACAACTTGGTGTATTCTACGCTCCAGCAGGTGCAGCATTACGTGCTACATTCATCGTTGACCCAGACAACGTTATCCAACATGTTACTGTAAACAACTTGAACGTTGGTCGTAGCCCAGAAGAAACACTTCGTGTTCTTGATTCGATTCAGTCGGGAGAACTTTGTGCCTGTAATCGCCAAATCGGTGGCGAAACATTAGGTAAGGTTTAAATGGAGGAGTTGGTGATAAATAATAGTGTAGTTCGCGGGGCTGGAACCCCCAACTACTCTAATGCTTACAAGGAGCAATCAGCAATAATATTTATCGCCAACCGATATACTTTCATCTACTTTTCTATAATAGAGAACGCAAGATTAAGAGTATTACCAAAAGACCAATACAAAGAAACACACCATATTATTCCTCGTTCGATGGGCGGGGATGATTCTTCTGACAATCTAGTAGACCTAACAGCCAAGGAACATTTTATCTGCCATAAACTTTTAGTAAGAATGACGTCAGGCGAATCTAAAGGTAAGATGGCATTTGCGGTAGTGTTAATGTCCGGCAAGAGAAGTAGTAGAATATATTCTTCTACTAAAAAACTTTTAGCAGAACGAATGAGTGAATTACATACAGGAAAGATTCCTATCACCGACGGTGTAGTCGATAAAACTATATTCAAAGGCGAGTCTTTACCAGACGGATTTTACCAAGGATTCTCTCCTGCTACTATTAAAAAGCACGGAGATGGAAACAAAGGTAAAAAATGGATCACTAACGGCGTTGTATCATATCAAATAAAAGATGATATATTGCCAGAAGGTTTCTATTGGGGGCAAGCAGAATACCATAAGAAAAAGAATAGTGAGGCATTGAGTGGTGAAGGAAATCCAATGTTTGGAAAGTTAGGCAAACATCATCCAGCATTCGGAAACAAGCACACAGAAGAAATGTTAAAACATCTTTCTCTTTCTAAACAAGGAAGTAAGAATCCTATGTATGGTAAACTACCCCATAATGCTAAATCCATTGAAGTGAATGGTGTTTTATATAAATCTGTTAAAGAAGCAAGAGAGAAAACAGGATTGTCAAGAGGAAAAATAGAAAAACTTTACAAAGGAATAATATCATGAGTTGGGTTGATCAAATCAAAGAAGCGTTACCAGAATACGCAAAAGATATTAAGTTGAATTTAGATTCAGTTATTAAAAGAAGTACTCTACCAGATGAAGTTGCCAACGCCTGTGCGTTAGCGGCAGCATTTGCTACAGGGAACGGTAAATTAGTTACATTTGTAAGTAGTAACTTTACAGAGGATCAAGCCGTTGTTCGTGATGCTGCACTATCGGCGGCCAGTCTGATGGCAATGACAAACAGTTGGTATCCATATGTTGAAATGACAGAGGACCCCAATCTAAAAGGATTGCCTGCCCAACTCAGAATGAATGTTATCGCAAGTCATGGCGGAACTACCAAGACAAACTTTGAAGCATTCAGCCTTGCCGCAAGTATTGTTGGCAAATGCCATTTCTGCGTGAAAGCCCATTACGATGGACTGAAGGCATTGGGCTATACTGTTGAGCAGTTGAGAGACATTGGTAGAATCGCGGCTGTGATGAACAGTGTAGCGAAAGTGCTAAATAGCTAAATATTCACGGGGAGTAGCCAACCTGAGAAGGTTCTGTGTATCGTCAACACGACGCAAGTCCGGTACACAGACTAAGAGGCAAGACCATTTTAACTTTAAAAAGGAACTAAAATGGAATTACTCTCACTACAATTTTTATGGGCTCTTGTAGCCATCATCTTAATAGATGTCGTTTTAGGCGGTGAAAACGCACTCGTCATAGCAATGGCATCAAAGCAACTACCAGAACACTTACGCAAACGTGCTATGATTTGGGGTACATTTGGGGCCGTAGGTGTTCGTTTTTTATGTGTAGCCACACTAACATACTTGTTAATGATACCCGGATTGAGACTAGTAGGCGGGTTAATGTTGATTTACATCGCGTGGAAATTGACATCAAATGAGCAAGATCACAGCAATGTAAAAACAGCCGCAACATTCTGGGGTGCTATGTGCACGATCGTAATGGCCGATGCTGTTATGGGTCTAGACAATGCTTTAGCTATCGCAGGTGCTGCCGGAGGTAACTGGATTTTAATCATTACAGGATTATTAGTTAGTGTACCAATAATATTGTTTGGTAGCACTATGGTTGCTAAACTTATGGAGAAGTATCCGGGATCAATTTACCTTGGTGCTTTTGTTCTGTATTATGTGGCAGGTAACATGATTATACATGAACCTTTCGTTGATGCATGGATTGATCCTCTACATGATTTTGTAGAAAAGATCTTGCCATTGGTTGGTGCGTTGATACTAACTGCCAAGCAATACTACAGGACAGAGATACGTAGAAAAAAATAATAAAAGCCCTACCTAGTGTAGGGTTTTCTTTTATCAAGGAACTGATCTCCTGTTGATGTTGCAAAAATGCCACATTGAGAGTTGTTTTCTTTGGTTGACCAAAATACATATTTTCGATTATAATACTAGTATTGCAAAAAGGAGTTTTCAAATGACTACGGCAATTTATCAAGCACTAACCGAGCAAGAAAAGCGTGAAGTTGGCATGTACGGTTGCACCCAAGCGCAGATGCGTGAAGCAGTGGAGCAGAGCATGACCTATCGCTTTTCGGGCCCGGCCATGATGGTTGCCAGCCTCATAAGCGACTGTCAAGAAATGGTGGCCTACGGTCCCTATGATGGCGACACCCTGGCCAATATCTTGGAAGATCAGCGTCAGTGCCTGAATCGTGCCAAGTGGATTTTATTTGAATATGTTATGGAAAACTCAAAATGAACAAAGCTCATGGTTCTCCTTATGATCGTGGTTCGGCCGATGCGTACTATCAGAGGCCGCCACGACCACACTATTACAACCGTTACATGTACGATAATCGTATCGAATCCGAACTGATGACAGCACAGGAAATTACGGAATACAATTTGGGATATAATGAACAAGTGGCATCGGGTGATTTCAAAAATTGGGGCGATCTATGATTCAAGGATTCGATCATGTGGGAACCGAGCACCGGTGCTCGGTATGCAGTTGTGAATTCACAGATGACCAAGGTGGGATACAGGGTTACTTTGGCATCATACCTGTGGCTTTTTGCCCCACTTGTTATTCATGCATGTATGACATGGTTCAACAAGACATAAAGTTTGGGGAACAAATATGATTCGCATTGTGCACAACAGGTTGCTGGGCGGTTGGTACATTGTGCGTGGCACACACCAGACCCCCATCAGTGGTAGATTTGATAGCAAAACAGCCGCACAGGCGTGGTTGAGGAGATCAGCATGAGCGACATGGAATATGACATCCAAGAACTGTTTATCGAAGGTTATACAGCCCAAGAAATTGCACAACAACTGGACTTGTCTGAGTTCACAGTGTGTGAGGTTTTGGCCAGCTTTGGTGTGAGCGTGGAGTATTTCAGCCCGTATGCCACAGTCAACAGTTGACCGGTAATGCTTGTTCAAGGCATTTAAAATTCAGTGTCTGGTGTCGGTGATAAGTAAATGTGTTGCCCTTGTAGTTAAATGGTATAACAGTTGCCTTGTAAGCATCAATCGGTGGTTCGATTCCATCCTGGGGCACCAAAATTATTCCCCAATAGCTCAGTCGGTAGAGTAGCAGACTTAGAGAGCAAGTTTTATATAAATAAACGTATGGAGGAATCTAATATGTTTATTTGTAAATACTGCGACAAGGAATGTAAGAACAGTAATTCACTAAGGAATCACGAAAGATTATGTAAAAACAATCCAAATAGACAATTTACGCCTTTTCATTGTCAAAAGTTTCAGAATTCTTCTAGTAAGAGAGGAAATCAGTATACTAAAGCAAAGAAATTAGGTTTAGATATTCCGCAGATTAGTGATTCAACTAGAGAAAAACTCAAAAAAGCTTATTCTTCTAGAACAAGTGAGTGGCACAAAGAAAATGGGAAAAAGATTTCTGAAACGATTAATAAAAAAGTTAAAGAAGGAACATGGCATACTTCACTGGCAAAACATATGCACATTGAGTATAATGGCATTGATTTACACGGGTCGTGGGAGTTGGCTTATGCGAAATATCTTGATGCTAATAACATTCGTTGGATTAGAAATAAAGACTCATTTACTTATGTCTATGACGGTAAAGAAAGAAAATACACACCTGACTTTTATCTAATCGATTCAGATGAATATATAGAAATAAAAGGATACAAGACTAAAAAAGATGAAGCAAAATGGTCTCAATTTCCTAAACATAGAAAATTAATAATTCTAATGCGAAAAGAATTTAAAGATTTGAAATTAATTTAATACATTCCGCAGAATTCGAGCATGGTGCACGGACTTGACTGTTAATCAATGATTAGCTGGGATCGTTACCCAGATGCGGAGCCATTTCAACTGAATTAGATTAAATTTAATCTTCGATAGCTCAGTTGGTAGCAGCAGCGGACTCATAATCCGTCGGTCCGTGGTTCGAGCCCACGTTGGGGAGCCAACTACATGAAAAATTCAAATGCCCGAAAAGTCTGCTCTGTCACTGGCCAATATGCTCATAACACTGCGCCGTAGCCGGCTTCGCTGCCGGCTCTTGTCCTTTAAATGACTTAGAAGAAAATCAATGACAAAAGTAAAATTTTATGAGCAGGTCATGCGTAGTCTTGGCAAAGTTGTAACCTGGAGAATTTTAGTTACTATTACTAATTTTTTTGGTGGATGGATTGCGTCGGGCAATCCCAGGGTAGGACTAGGTGTAGTTAGTTTTGCGCTGGTAACCATATAAGGAACGATATGTCAAAACTATCAGACACACTCAAAGCTGCACTAAATAAAAAAAGTGGTATCCATCATCCAGATGGTAGTGATGCTGGAACTGCTGTAGAAAAGAAAACTAAGAAATCAGGCACTCCGGTGATTGGTAAAAAACCACCAACTCGTAGTGCCGGACGTGGCAGATAAACTATACTATGTTACAAACTTTATCCCCGACTACTGAATTAAACTTAACGTTTGATCGATCTAACTTACAAATTCTTAAACCCTATTTTGATATTAACTTTGCTACTGCGCCTTTAAATGAAAAAATAATTTTTTTTAACAATTTAAAAACGGTTTGTCAAACTAGTCTAGGTTTGGCGCATTGTATGCAACATCATCTGGCTGCTAGAACTGCTGTGCAGTTAAGTGCTGCAACACACACGTTGGTTAATACGACCAACTTTTCTGATGTAATTGGGTGTTACAGTATAGTAAAGCGTAGTGATAAATTAATATTAGACCAACACTTGCTCAATGGCACTAAGAGATGGTTTAGTAATATTCATATAGCCGACTTTGGTGTTTTACAAATTTCCGATGGCGAGAAAATTAAATTAGTTTATCTTGATCTTAAACAAGTTTTGCATGAAATCAAACACGACTCATTTACTCCAATAGGCATGGAGATAGCACGAGCCGGCGATCTTGTGGTGGATCGCCATCAGGTTCCTGACATTGACATACTAGGTTATGCTGGCACCCAGCAGTTTTTCCAACAAAGCAATTTTACCAGTTATTGTTTTTTAACTAATCATTATGCTTTAACCAAATCACTCTTTTTAGACATCAAGCAATACGCAGAAAAAAATCAATGTGGCGCAGAATTTGATTTAAAAAAATTAGAAATAGATGTTTGCAGTTTAGAAATGCAGTGGCAAGACAATCTTAAATCTTTAGCGCAAACTGAACTTACTAACGAATTTTGGAATCGCCGAAACACGCAATATGCATTCAGTAAAAAAACTTTAATATCTGTAATACAATTTGTTTTGGAGATTGGAGTCACGTATTTTGTAGATGCCAATAGTCCGTATAGCCAACGATTTAGAGATGCTATTACTTACTGTAGTCATATGCATCCACTGTATCGGTTTGGGCAGCATTTTCACTTGCTTGATCTTACCGCCGATAAATAATTTCTGCAACGCCGGGTAGTTCCGACGGTCGGTATCAAAGCGACGCCTAGGGTTTATGCCCTTTTACTGACTAATATGCTCATAACGCCGCACCGTATGTAAATCATCTACTAGCTCCTGTCTACCAATTAACCCAGGAAACAACTATGAAATATCTCTTGTCATTTTTTTTACTAGTAGCATCTGCTGTCAGTTCAGCTGTCGAAACAATAAAAATTTATTCACCATACAGTCCTACACACAGTGGTACTCCGGCCATGCTGAGAATTATCGAACAGGCCAATGTTTCACAAAACATTTATCGATTTGTGTTGGAATTCCGTCCCGGTGGTAATCAGCTGATTGCGATCAAGAGCATGGACCCTGAAAACAGCTTGGCCGTTATTGCTCCATCGTTTGTTGAACATGCAGTATCCGGAGCATTGAATCGCAACGACTACATACCTGTTCATTCACTGGGCAACGCCTGTTGGGCAGTGATTGCCAACAAACCATTAACTGATGCCAAAGAGTTTGTGGTGGGAGGTGTAGCATTTGGCAATGCCACCCATCTTACTGCTCTTGCTCTGGGAGAAAAATACGGGTTTAATAGTAGATATATTGTTTTCAAATCCAATAACGATGCCTTGATCAACCTGGCCGGCGGCAATGGAATAGAATTAGTCGTGGACCGATTCGAAGCCTATCAGGCCTTGGTCACAAAAAATAAAAACATACAAGTGGTTGCTGTCAGCTGCCCAGAACGACTACCACAAATTCCAAAAGTAAAAACGTTACAAGAACTCGGCATTGCTGCCCCTTATATTTTTAATATAACTGTGTCCCATGCCAGCATGAATGCGGCCAGAAGGCAAGCCATATCAATGATTTTAAATGATGCCACAGTAAAAGTAGGCAAAAATGAAATTTTCAGATTATCTGCAATGAGGCCTCCGGTGTTTGACAAAAAAAGTGATCTGAATTTTTTTACAGATTCTATCGAACTGGTTTCTAAATTACAATCGCAATTCAAAACTCAAATCAACTCTGATAAACAGTGACTTATCTATACCACAACAAAGGGGTTTACACCTGCAACGGTAAACCTTTTTTTAATAAACTGGAAGCCATACTAGAAGCCAACCGGTCGGGTCAACACATAGATTGGGACTATCACAATGCCGTCTTTGGACAAACTCGCTGGGATCTTGACCCACCGGTTGAGCTAGAAGAATTGTATCGCCAACGAGCACTGCAACTTCGCGAAGCTTATGATCATCTTGTTTTGTTCTATTCTGGCGGTGTGGATTCGTGGTACATACTTCGAACCTTTATTAAAAACAATATCAAACTGGACGAAATCTATATGTTTGGTGCGTTCGAAGCTGAAGAAAAAATGTATGGCACGTGGGGATACGATACCAGTCCCGGTTACTATACCAGAGAAATTCAGCAGGCTTTACCACAACTACGACAACTAGTGGCCAAACACAATATCAAGATCAATGTTTATGACTGGACTAAAAATATATTAGAGGCAGCCAACCACCCAGACTGGTTTTGGCATGCTGGAGTGCGCTTTGATCCCACCTGCATGGTTCGTAGCAAGTTCCACAAAATATTCCGCGAACATAATGAACTGTTGCACCGAGGCAAACGAGTTGGATTTGTTTATGGAGTAGATAAACCTCGCTTATTAAGAGACGACACAAATATTTATTTTGCGTTCTTGGATGTTATCATGACCACAGGCACGATGCCCACCAACGATATTCTTGGAGAATATTGGGAAAATGATGAATACTTTTACTGGAGCCCAAATCTTCCTGAGCTAGCAGTCAAACAAAGTCATGTGGTTGTAAATTGGTTACAAGCCAACAATAAAACTCATCTTATCAAACACATGAACAATATTGCCGACTTTCATGATGAAAACTATTACCGAGAAGTTAATTTCAGCATTTATCCCGAATGGAATCACAATACCTGGCAAATCAAAAAGCCCACCAAGGCTGTATGGAACGAAATGAGCCGTTGGTTTATCGAAGGCGAATTTGAGGCCAAAATCAAATGGATGAATAGCCTGCACGAATTGGAAAGAATATGTGGCAAACAATGGTTCAACGGAAATACTGTGTACGATGGGCTCAGAGGTCACCTGAGCCCTTTGTATAAAATAGCGACTTACGCCCAGGTTGACCCATGATGCCGCATTCGGCTATAATACCGGTATGAAACTACAAATCAACGAACTGTTGCAATGGACCGGTGCTGTGTTTATCATAGCCGGATACAGTCTAAATTCTGTAGGGCCCGGTGCCTATCCTTACAATATCATTGCCTTCTTTGTGGGCACTGTTCTGTTTATGACCTGGAGTATCCGTGTTGCAAATCGCCCACAGTTCGTAGTTAATGCAGTGGCACTGGCGATCGGGCTGGCAGGGCTGATCAAAGCATTTGGTTGACCAAAAAATCCCGTTTTGCTATACTACTTGTATGGAAACTAAAAAGGAGCGGGGATGGCCCATATTGTTTTCGAACACAATCAAAAATATGGCCCACGTAAGGGACTCGAAGGACCGTTTCATTACCCCAGTGGTACTGTCCTGTATTACGATCCCCAAGCAGGAGAGTATTACGACCCGCGCACTGATTTCTATGTGGATCGTGCAGATGTGGCTGTTTTGCAACAGCAGATCATTGATAGATTGACGCAGAAGTCTGCATAACATACAATATACTTTTAACTGCAACCCAAGGACACAGCCATGTCAGAAACAAGAACAGTCACTTCAGTGCAGGCTCGCAAGAGCCTGCTGATAGCATTTAAACGCCAACGCCCATTGTTTCTTTGGGGGCCGCCGGGCATTGGCAAAAGCGAGTTGATTGCAGACATTACCAAGGAACTGGGGGGTCACATGATCGACCTGCGCCTGGGACAAATGGAGCCCACCGACATTCGTGGTATTCCGTTTTATAATCGAGACCTGGGCAAGATGGACTGGGCTCCGCCGGTTGATTTGCCCGACGAGGAACTGGCCGGCCGGTATCCTATCGTTGTGTTGTTCATGGACGAGCTGAATTCGGCAGCTCCTAGTGTGCAGGCCGCAGCTTATCAGCTGATTCTCAATCGTCGAGTAGGCAAGTATGTGTTGCCAGACAATGTTGTGCTGGTTGCCGCGGGCAATAGAGAAAGCGACAAAGGTGTCACTTATCGTATGCCCACACCATTGGCCAACCGTTTCATTCACCAAGAGATGAGAGTTGATTTTTCCAGCTACCAACAGTGGGCTGTTAAAAACAACATTCACAAAGATGTGGTAGGTTACTTGAGCTTTGCCAAGCAGGACCTGTACGATTTTGATGCCAAGAGTTCTAGTCGTGCCTTTGCCACACCGCGCACTTGGACCTTTGTGAGTGAATTGTTGCAGGATGACAGCAGTGACGAAGACACACTCACCAATTTGATCGCTGGTACTATCGGCGAAGGACTTGCTGTCAAGTTCATGGCACACCGCAGGATTTCGGGTCGCATGCCTCGGCCCGAAGACATCTTGAGTGGCAAAGAGAAGGAACTTGATGTCAAAGAAGTATCGGCCATGTACAGTTTGGTGATCTCCATGTGCTACGAGCTCAAAAGTGCAATCGAGCGCAAGGTAACAGACAAACAGTTTCACGAAATGAGTGACAACTTCTTTGCCTACATGATGAAGAACTTTGAGACCGAGCTGGTTGTGATGGGTGCTAGAATTGCACTGACCACATACAACTTGCCGTTCCAGCCGACCAAGCTGAAGAACTTTGACGAGTTCCATCAGCGTTATGGCAAGTATATCTTGCAGGCCAGCGACAAGTAAAATGAGTTAGGAGGGCGGTGTTGTAGTATAACACCGGCTGTGTTTGCACCGCCCTTCGACTTTTTGTAATATGTGAAACTGGCACCAATTTACTTTTCAAGGCACTGCTCGACGAGTCATCGAACTGTTCAACAGTGCCAACGTGAATTGGGCGCACAGAGATACCGTTGGGATTTTGACAGTGGCGATTGGCAACTAGCTGTCTGTATCAAAGCCAACCAACCTGCTGCCTTTTACATGTTGAAGTTTGGCAATAAGGATAACACAATTTGAAATACCGACTTGAGGACACAGTGCCAAATAAATATTTTAAATACATCGTTGCTATAGAATCAATGATAGATTTTCATTTGTCTAGGCAGTGGATGAGCAAAACATATGGCCACAGTGAAGATTTAAAAAAAAACCAACACAATTCTAATTCGCATTGGGCATTTACAATCAGCTGGCGCAAGCATCACATTTATCTTCAAGGCGATGAGGAATTAGCTTGGTTTAAAATACGCCACGGTGATCCACTATAAGTAAAACAATCAATGTTTAATGAAAAAATATTATGTATCGGCAATGAGAAAAATTCAAAGACATGGGTCGGCCATACAGATATCATTATGATGATCAAGTTCATTTAGATTTTTATAACAAGGCTCGACAAAGCTGGTTTATGTTAAAATACTTGAATCTTCGGCAGTTGACCAAAAACTCGTCAGGTTCTATATTATAGTCTCAACGTCGGAGAATACAATGCAGTATCAAATTGTATGTCACAGCAAGAGTCGACTGACACTGATCGAATCCATAGTACCGGTGTTGATCGCTGAACTTCGACTCACTAGATCTCGTTTCAACTTGATTATTCGAATCGAACGTGGATTAATTAAACGCGATGGTGTACGCGGCAGGGTCGGCCCGGCGGAGATTGACTCAAAATTCATTGTGATGGAGTTGGATTCAAAATTAGATGATGAAAAATTGATCGAAGTGCTGTGTCACGAAATGGTGCATGTCAAACAGTTTGCACTGGGGCAAGCACAGGTCCGATACCGTGGCAAAAAACCCACATTCCACTGGATGGGGCGACCGGTCAAGGTCTGCTACTGGGATCAGCCCTGGGAACAAGAAGCCTGGCGCAGAGAACGAGTGCTGGCCAGCAGAATTTACAAGATCATCACTGGTTGACCACAAAAGAGTATTATTATATAATACTAAGTACAATTAATAAAAGGATTGTATGAACGCAGTCACCAGCACCAACAATACAAAAGAATCCAACAAGTTCAAAAACTTGTTGGGTGCAACGGACCCTAAATTAGATCGCGATGTTCGCGAACGATTGATCACAGCTCGTGTGGGCTTGTTGTTGCGAGCCAGTTTCTTTGGCAATTTGGCCACTCGACTAAAATTGGTCAATGCGGACGAATGGTGTGCCACTGCCGCAACCGACGGACGTAATTTTTACTACAACAGCAGATTTGTTGACATGCTCAAGCCCAAGGAGATTGAATTCTTGTTTGGACATGAAGTATTGCATTGTGTGTACGATCACTTTGGTCGTCGAGGCGATCGCGACCCCCAGCTGTTCAACATTGCCAACGACTACTGTGTCAACGCCGACTTGAAAAAACATCGTGTGGGCGAGTTTATTACCACAGTGCCCTGCCTGTATGATGCCAAATACGAAGGCATGAGTTCAGAAGAGATCTACGACATCCTGTACGAAAATGCCGAAAAGATCAATATCGACCAGCTGGTCGACAAATTACTCGACGAGCACATGGACGAGGAAGATGGCGCGGGCGGCGGCGCGGGCAACGAAGACAAAGAAGGTTCCAGTCGCCCAAAGCTCACTGCAGAGGAGAAACAAAAGATTCGTGATGAGATCAAAGAAGCTGTGCTGTCAGCTGCTGCTGCCTGCGATGGTGCTGGCAACTTGCCGGCCGGTGTTAAACGCATAATTCAAAACATGACTGCGCCCAAAATGAACTGGCGCGAACTGCTGCGCATGCAATTGGAGAGCACTATCAAGAGTGACTATACCTGGATGCGTGCCAGCCGGCGTGGCTGGCACATGGATGCTGTGATGCCAGGCAGGAAGATCGAGCCTATGATTGACATTGCCATCAGTATTGATGCATCAGGTTCAATGGAGGGGGCTATCTTGAAAGATGTGCTGGGCGAAGTGTCCGGAATCATGGAACAATTTCCCAATTATCGCATACATGTGGTGTCGTTTGATACCGAAGTGTACAATCCGCAACAGTTTGACAGTGAGAATCTAGATGATATTACCAAATACGAAGTTGTAGGTGGCGGCGGCACTGACTTTGATTGTGTTTTTCGCTATTTCAAAGACAATGAAATTGAGCCCAAACGTCATATCATGTTCACCGACGGATTTCCATATGGATCCTGGGGTGATTCCGAATACTGCGACACAGTTTTTATTATCCACGGTAGCACCAGCATTATACCTCCGTTTGGACAATTTGCATATTACGAAGAAGAGCGGAGCCGCTGATGGAACAGACAAGCAACTTTGCCGTGATTTCCCATAACATTTTTGTTGAATAATAATATTATTTGAGCCGAAACTCCGGGATACCCCAGGGATTACCCTGTATCAGTTTTGCCAAAACACCCCGGTCCGGGGTGTTTTTGTTTGTGAAAATAAATCAACAGCAAATATTGGTGTTAAATATCTATATGGAAAACAACACAATTACCATTGCCGATCTTGACACGATCAAGAATATTATCAATCTTGCTGCCACACGTGGTGCATTCCGCGGCGAAGAACTCAGCATGGTGGGCACTGTCTATGACAAGCTCACAAAATTTTTAGAAGTAGCAATTCAACAGGCAAAATCCCAAGAAGCTGCCGACACCAAACCCAGTAAACCCCAAGGAGAGTAAAATGGCATTTATGAAACATGTAGGAAAACACGGAGACCGCAAGGTTTGTATTTTATTTCGACAGGTACCTGGCGAGGATCACATGTGCCTGTGCATTTATCCTGAAGTGTTGCCGGCGCACTGGCAAGATAGCATTCAACGTGCCTTGGAAAGTGAAGTGGCACAGCAAAGTGAAGAACTTGCCGATGCACTGCATCGTAGTTTTTTACCCGACGGTCGCCCTGCGTTGGAAACCCTGCACCAGGAGCGTATGATTAAAAAGCTACGCACTAGCGATGTTATTGTGACTCCGACCAACGAAGCTAAAATTCGCTTGGATGAGCTCAACAAGATGTTGAACGAAATGAAACAAGGCGAGGCTGCCATCAAGAAGATGGCCGAAAACGATGCCAGTCGTGGCCTGGTTGCGCCCGAAGTCAAGCGCAGAGCCGAAGCCGAATACAAAGCTGGCCAATCTGCCAAAAGTGATCCGGCCTATGTTATGCCGCCTGCCCTCAAGGCCGGACAAGATCGCCCACTGAGTGATCGCGACATTGCGGCCAACATGTTGGAACAGGCCAAGGCCATGGAACAAAATGCTCGTGCCATGATCGCCGAAGCTGCTCGTATGAAAAAGGATGCAGAACGCATGGATCCCACTGTCACTGCCAGAGTCTCTGCTCCGGCAACTGAATCTTTTGAGTCACCCAAACGCCGAACTCGTGGTCCCAACAAACCAAAGGCTGTGACAGCAGATGCAGCACAATAATGATGATTTTATAAGCCAATGGGAACTGATTCTTGCTGATGTAAACAAAACTGATGTGCCACTGGAGTGCATTAAAAAAGTACTGATCAAGCTGAACGGCGGCAAGCAGAAAACCATCAACATTCATACACTGCTTCGACAAGGTCTGGATTGGGAAGAAATTGAAAGCATGCTGACTCGCTACTTCAGTGAAAATGACAGCCAAATCCGAGATGTAGATTTTGTAGTGGATGTCGCAGCAGTGGCCAATCTTGTTCAACCCGAAACGGACAAACTACTTGGAAAACTCTAATCAATTTTTTGCTGCTGGTGAACAAGCGTTGGGTGCCTGTAGTTCCCAGCATTGTGATAAAACTTGGGCTAAACTGTATGCCCGAGCGGTGGGCCAGGATCGAATCTTTGACAAAACCAAATGGAATTGGCCAATCAATGCCGAAACTGTCATGAGCGAATTGAAGAAAGGACCATTGGTTGTGTTGATGGCACAAGATCCTTTTAACAATCATGAACAGGACACAGTTGAACAACTGTCAAAAATAACTGATGATTTTGTTGTGTTGAGTGGCAATGCTAGATATTTTTTGCAACCAACCCGGCATATCTGTTATTTTCCTTACTGGTATCTCTGCCAAAAAAACCTACACCGTCCTGTGTTGGCCGACGATCATCCTAGACGATTTGCTATATCTTCATTGAATGGCAAGTCCAAATATCATCGCATAGAAAATTATATAAAACTGCGACAACGGCCCTACTTTGATCAATTGTTGTTTTCCATGAACAACAATTTTGATTTGGCAGAATGCCGATTGGAGACACAAATTGAATTTTGGAACGATCAGATCGTCGAACAGTTTCAATCATTGCTGTCGACCCAAGAATTAAATCAAGGTCACTATCAAGATCATTCAATTAACCACCCGGCCTATAGCAACAGCTATGTCAATTATGTAACTGAAACATCTATAAGAACCAAAGAGATTTTTTGCAGTGAAAAAACTTGGAAACCTTTCATGTCGGGACAGTTTGGTATTTGGTTGTCAAATCCGGGTCATGTAGAATTTTTAAGGTTTACAGGTCTAGATGTGTTTGATGATGTTTTTGATAATCATCATTATGATGTCGAAAGCAACTTAAATCAACGAATCGATCTAATTCATGCCACAATTGACCACATCATGTCTATTGACCTTGACAAGGTATATCAGGCCACATTGTCCAGAAGACAGGCCAACATAGATCGATTTTACAGCGACATGTTTGAAGCTGTATTGACCAAGCAATGTGAAGATTATCAATTATGAAAGCGACCTTGATCTCGTCGAGTCAACCCAGCGCAGAGCTGGCAAGTCAGGGCATCAACACGGCCCAAGAATTAGTTGCTTACTGTGCCAGGGTCAGCAATCCGGCCAATCAAAACAACACAGACACCAGTGAAAAGCTGATCCGTTACCTTATCAAACATGCTCATTGGAGTCCACTTGAAATGGTATCGGCCTGTCTAGAAATCGAAACCACACGTGATATAGCACGTCAGATCTTACGCCATCGTAGTTTCAGCTTCCAGGAATTCAGTCAACGATACGCTGTGGCCGACCTAGGTTTTGAATTCAAGGAAACCCGTTTACAAGACGTTAAGAATAGACAAAACAGCCTGGCCACAGATGATCCAGAATTAGATCGGTGGTGGCAAAGTCAGCAAGCATTTGTCAACACTCATGTCAATATGATCTATAACAAGGCCATTGAGTTAGGTATTGCCAAAGAACAAGCCAGGGCTATCTTACCCGAAGGCATTACCATCAGCAGGCTGTATATGCAAGGCACACTACGCAGTTGGCTACACTATATCGAGTTGCGAACTGGTCCCGAAACACAAAAAGAACATAGACTGGTAGCACAGGCCTGTGCGGCTGCATTGGCGCCTATTTTCCCAATGGTTAGTGAATTTGTATCGCACAATGCATAAATTACCTGCAAATTTTTGCATTGCTCCGTTTACACAAGTGACCACACACCCCAGTGGAAGTTTTAGTCCGTGCCCGTATCTAGGAGGCACAGTATGGTCTACACAATATGCCACAATCCTTGAACGCTTTCAGGGACAAGATCTTGAACACTTGCGTTCGCAGTTCTTGTCAAACCAGCAGTCGCCGGTGTGTGAAAGGTGTTGGCACGAAGAACGCAACAATAAAAAAAGTTTAAGACTCAGACTTTACGATCCTGTGAACAAAACCAGCGATCATGCCATCATCAGCAACAGCTCAATTGTGCCAGACTTGACACACGGCCTGACAGACAAAAAATATCTTACAGACTTAAAAATTCTAACCATTAAAAATGGCAATATCTGTAATGCCAAATGTAGGGTGTGTCATCCTGGCGACAGTAGCCGATGGGCCGCAGAGGATGCTGTAAAGTTAAAACAAATACTGGGTAAAGAAATATACAATATAAACTCTGTCGAACGTAATTGGACTGACCAACAGTGCGATGAAATATTTGAAATCAGTAAAACTCTAGCGAGACTGGAATTGTTTGGTGGCGAACCGTTGTTCAACAAAAAAGTTCTCAAGTTGTTAGATCGCATCATTGATGCCGGCCACAGTGACAAGATCAATTTGTATATAAATACAAACGGTAGCGTGAATTTAATACAGCAGGTACCACAAATCGCCAAATTTAAAGAAGTCGAAATTGGTGTCAGTATCGACGACATTGGCAAAAGATTCAACTATCAACGTCATGGACTTGAATACGACCATGTTGTAGACAACATAAAGCAATGGCAACAACACTTTACCAATGCCAACACTCCCTTGTATATAGACAGTATAACCACTGTGAGCATCTACAACGTGTGGTACTTGCCCGAAATCAAGGAGTCTGTAAAAAAGATTTTACCGCAACCACCTTTTTGGAATCTGTTGGTAAATCCTGATCATCTGTTTATTAAAAATTTACCCGATTATGTCAAACAACAGGTCGTTAAAAAACTCGGAGCGGATCCGGAATTCGAAGAGATTATAAACGTATTGTCACAGGCAAGAGATTCCGCTGCTTGGATAAAATTTATCCAAGTAAGAAATGCTCTGGACACTATCCGAAGTGAAAATTTTCAACAGATATTTCCAGAGTGGGCTGCAATGATTGATGCTGGTTCAAACGCATAACATTATATTAGAGAGAACCAACTCAAAAACTGACATTCGACGTAAATCATCTACAGAAGTGTCAGCAAAAAGAAGAGGCCGGCCATTGACAAGGAAATATAAACCCATTATAGTTAGTGATGTCTAATATCCTTCAATGCACTGTGCTGTAAACACTTTAGAAATAAAGTATTGAACAACTTTTTATGATAGAATAAATTGCAATACAATTGACATAACATACATATGAACATTTTCAATGAAGTAAAAAAACTTAAATCGGAAGGTAAGAGAATTGGGATTGTTTTTAGCGCATTTGACATGCTCCACGCAGGACATGTTGCCATGTTGAGTGAAGCCAAAAATCACTGTGACTACCTTATTTGCGGACTACAAACAGACCCCACTATTGACAGACCTAACACTAAAAATCGACCAATACAAAGTATTGTGGAGCGTCAGATACAGTTGGCCGCATGTCGTTACGTGGATGAAGTTGTGGTGTATCAAACCGAACAAGATCTCTGTGACTTGCTGTTGATCCTGCCCGTGGATGTTCGTATCCTGGGCATAGAGTACGAAGGCAAAAACTTTACAGGTTATAGTGAATGTCATGATCGCGGTATTGAAATTGTGTTCAACGGTAGAGATCATAGTTTCTCCAGTTCAAGCCTACGCAAACGTGTGGCACAGGCAGAAACAGAAAAAGGTATTGAAAAATGAGCAAAGGATCTAAACCTCGTCCATTTTCAGTAAGTCAAACAGAGTTTGACAATCGCTGGGACACTATCTTTGGCAACAAAAAAGTTGCTGAATACACCTGTTATTGCTATAATTGCAACAAGGACAGACTGGATGAAAACAGTCAGATACCTTATGTAATGACTAGAATGATTGTGTGTCCTACCTGTGGTAACAAGCGTTGCCCACACTCAACTGATCATAGATATGAATGTACCAGTTCCAACGAACCGGGACAACCCGGATCAAGATACTAACGCCGTGGTCATGAGCAACATGTTTGATGCTATAAATCAAATGCATCCTAGATATCGTTCGGCTGACGCTGACAAATTATTCAAACCTACTGAGTATAAGGTCATTGATAACAAAGTCTTCAAATTGTCAGATGTAGTGGTACATACCTTTGCAATGGGCGATGTAGAAGATCCAGACTTGTATGCAGCACGACTTATGCTGGATTGGCAAAACAGCGAAGCCGGTGCTTGGGTAATGGAAAATGCTTTAGAACAACCATTCTGGCATCGACATGTAGATCCAATCATCTTTGGCTACAGATATTATATTGTTGCTCGCCTCAGAGATCAAGATCAAACTTATTGGGCATTAAAATGGCAAAAATCTTAGTAACAGGCGGCTTGGGATTTATCGGGCACAACATTGTTCAACGGCTGGAGCAGCAAGGACATGAAGTTGCCGTAACAGATATTCAAACCACTTATGGCCTAATACCGCAGGCAGAACTGACTTATTTGGCGGTCGAGCGTCGTAAAAAAATCACAACAGATCGCGTGTATGCCATCGACATTGTCGATCGTGATGGTATTGACTGGCTGATGCAAATATTTAAACCAGATACCGTGTTGCATTTGGCCAGTTTTCCTCGTCAAAAAGTAGTCAATGCCAATCCGCAGGTGGGCAGTAGAACCATGAGTGAAGGCCTGCTTAACCTGCTGGAAGCAGCAAAAAATCATCAAGTGTGCCGCTTTGTCTACATCAGTAGCAGCATGGTCTATGGCAATTTTGACAACAATGTGGTCGAGAACGCACCGTGCA